CCTATGATCGCAGTCAGATCACCAGCGCGTTCTTCGAAGCACGCACGGGCACGCCGGTGCGCGAGACGCTGGCCGAGCTGCTGCTGAGCTGGGATGTGACGGGCGATGATGGCAAGCCCTACCAGCCGCCCGAGTCGGCCAACGGCAGCCGGCCCGCCGAATGGCTGAAGCTCTTTCGCCCGATCCCCGACGATGTGATCATGGCGGTCTATCGCGGGCTGCTGGACGACTTCTACGCGGGAAAACCAGCCGGCGGCGACTCGTCCGCTTCCTGATTGGCAAGGGCAAGAACCCGGCGTACATGCAGCCGCCGTGGTGGTACACCTTTGCGAGTCGCCGCCTGCGCCAGAACTATTCCGGCGTGCCACCGTGGGAATGGGAGCGCCATCCGCAGTGGCATGATCGCGTGCTGACCATCCTGTCGGCCGAGCATGAGGCCGACGACGCCACCAGGGGATCGGGGTAGGCATTGTGACGACGCTCCAAGGACTCATCTCCAAAGTCGGAATCGATCTCAGCGATGTCACGCCCGGGATCGCAGCCGCGAACGCGCAGATCGGGCAGGGCATCACGCAAGCCACCACGCAGGCCCAGGGCGGGCTGAATCAGCTGCGCGGTTCCTTTGATGTGCTCAGCCAGGCCGAATCTCAGGCCGAACAGCAGGCGATTCGCACGGCGCAGGCCCAGGCGCGCGCAATGGTGGCCGAGGGGGATCGCGCCGGCGCGGTGCGCGTGCTGGCGCAGGCGCAATCCGAGGCGCGCGGCATCTCCGAGCAGACCAACTTCCAGATCCAGGCCCAGATCGCCAACCTCGAAAACGGCTCCAGCATGGCGGAGCAATACGGCGCGGCATTGCAGAGCAGCATGACCAGCGTGCTGGGCCCGGTAGCCGTCGTGACTGCTGCCATCGGCGTCGCCACTGGCGTCGTCACCTCCTTCGCCGATGCCTTCAAGTTCGATGCCCAGCTCGAAGCGACCACGAAGTCAATCAATGTCCAGCTCAACGGCGTGCGCGATAGCGCGACCGTGTGGGCGCAGGCCAAAGCCTACGGCGACGAGTACAAGGTCACGCAGGAGGATATCAACGGCGCGATGGTGTCGGCCATGCCGATCATTCGCCAGTCGCACGCCAGCATGGAAGAGATCCTGGGCGACTTCGACCGGCTGAAGATCCGCTCCCCAGAGAAATCATTCCAAGATGCGGCCCGAGCGCTGGGTGAGCTGCAAGCCGGGCAGGCCGTCAGCATCGAGAAATTATTCAACGTGCCGGCCAACGATGCCAACCGGATGAAGAAGGAGATCGAGGGTGGCGCGGATGCCGTCCAGGTGCTCTCGGACTATCTGGACACATCGGGCATTGGGATGGATGCGCTGAAGGCGAATACCGAGGGCGCGATGGGCGCGCTAAAGGATTACGCCAAGGCAATGGAAGGGCTGACCATTGCGGAGGGCAACTTTGCCAAGGGGCCGGGGATCGGGCTACTGAGTGGAGTGAGCGTTGTCATTGGCGATCTGACCAAGATGCTGGGCGACGGACAAGGCGGGCTTGGAGGAATCTTCAAGAACACCACGGCACTGACCGAGGCGAACACAGCCGCGCTGCTGGCCTTTCAGGCGACGCTGTATACCACCGGCGATATGGAGCGGGCGCTGGCGGCGGCGGCGAGCGTCCGCGCGCAGGTCTATACCGACCAGGTCGCGCCTGCGCAGCAGGTGGAGACCGACATTGAAGACATCCGCGCGCGCCGTATTCAGGCAAGTGTCCAAGCGGAAACGGATCGCGTCGATGTCACGCGACTCTCTGAAGCTGAGCAAACCAAGCTCGCCAAAGCATTGGAGGACACCGGCAATCGCGCTGAAGCTGCCTACACCAAGGTTGCGCAGGCGCAAACCGACGAGCAGGAAAAAGGCCAGGCTGCTGCGCAGGCCCACGCCGAGAAGCTCGCATCCCTGGCTGAGCAGAACGCCGACCGGCTTCGCGCAATCGATGCGACCGCCAGCGCTGCGCGGGCCAAGGCCACCGACGATCTGCATGATCGCGTTCGTGCGGCCACCGAGGATGGCAATCGGCGTCTCGTGGCGCTGGAGACGGCCTACGAGGACGATCTGACCAGCAAGCGCGCCGCAGCGGCCGCGCGCGCGGCAAGCATCGACGCAGATCTGGCGCAGAAGATTCTGGATGATCGCGCGAGCAGCGCCCGCAAGCTGGCGGATATCGAGACGCAGATTGGCGCGGCCGCGCTTGTCAGCGCCCAGGCCAGCGCAGATCGGCAGATCGCGCTGGGGGCGCAGCTGGCGCAGGCGCAGACCGACGCCGCGACGAAGCTGGCGACGTTCGAGCAGGCCACCCTGGATGCCCGCGCGGCGGCGCAGATCGCCTATCAGCAGCGCGTGAGTGCGGCCCAGGCCAGCGCGGATCGCAGCGCTGAGGACGCCGCGCGCACCGCCAGCCGCCAGCAGGAGGATGCGGCCACCCGCGCGAGCGACCAGGCCGCCGATCGCCAGACCGCCGACGCGGATCGCGCGCAGGCGCACGTCGATCGATTGCTGGCCATTCAGGCCAAAGCCAGCGGTGGCGGCGGGGTCGGACAGATCACCACGCTGAGTGGCGGGCGCTTTACCACGGCGGCGATGGATGGCAGCGGTGCCGGCGGCACATCCGTATCCGATCAGGTGGCGGCGGAAAACGCACGCTACCAGGCGCAAGTGGATGCCCAGGCGCGCAGCGAAGCGCTCACCGATAGCCGGGCGGCGCGCGATGCCGCGACGCAGCGCACCCGGGCGGCCGAGGATCGCGCAATCAAGGAACAAGATCTGGCGGCCGCAGCGGCCCAGATCGACCGCGACTACGCCGCCCAGCTTCAGAAGGCCCAGGATGCTGCCGATAAACAACGGGGTGTCCTGGCCCAGGCGGCGGCCGACAAGCTGGCGGCGATCCAAGCGGCCGCGCGGGCTGCGGACGCCGCCGCTGCCACCAGCGACGCGGCAACCAATGCCCGGATTGCTGAGCAAATCGCCAAAGAGCGTGAGGCCCAGGCGCTGCGCGAAGCCGATGCCACCGCCGCAGCAACGCGCGCGCATGCGGAGCTGATCACGCAGACGAATGCGGAGCTCGCGACACGCCAAAACAGCTATGACGTTGCGCGACGGGCGGCCCAGGCCGCGACCGCGCTTCAGATCCAGGACGAAAACACCGCCTATGCCAAGCGCCTGGTCGAGACCGAACGGCAGCGCCAGGCCGCGATTGCCGCGCAGGCGACTGCGGATGCGCAGGCAGCCGGGCAGGAGGCGAAGGCATACAAACAGCAGGAAGACGCGCGCGCCACCGCCTATGCCAAGCAAAAAACCCAGCTTGAAACCGCGCTGGGCGAGCAGCTGGCCGCGTATACGAAAGCGCAGGAGGACATCGGCAATATCACGCATACCGAGGCGGATCGGCGCGAGAAGCTGATCGCCGACTCGTATGGACGGCAGGCTGCGGCGCAGCGGCAGGCGTTCAACCAGGCGTTTGGCGCGCTGATTAGCGGCGCGCAGCCCGGTGGTGATCGCTCGTATGATGCGATTGAGGATGCGCGGGCGCTGCGCACGGCGGGTGGCACCGCGATCTCGATCGGGAACATCAGTCTGCCGAATGTCACCGACCCGAAAAGTTTCTTGAGCGAGCTGCGCCGCCTGGTGATTAACGACGTGCGTGCAACCGGCGGCGACGCGAATGCGTACTGGGGCGGCGGATAACTGAAAGGCGCATATGTATAGCAGTTCGAAGATCCACACCAAGCAAAGCCCGGACATCATGACCGTTGAGGCGGGGGCGGCCATCGACATCAAATCTGGTGCGGCCATCAAGGCCAACGGCACCCAGGCCAGCGCCATCAACACCTTGACCGGCGGCACCGGCGGGGCAGCGAGCGACGCGCTGCAAGTCATTCCTGATCCGGCGGACTCGCCCGCAACGGCTGATGCGCTTCGTGATGATCTTGTCGCGAACGTGCTGCCGACAATCCGCAACGACATCGCAGACGTGACAGCTAAAGTGAACGCAATGCTGGCCGCCCTGCGGGGCGTGGGTGCGATTGCACCATAGTGGGGTAGCGAATGGCCCGACCCACGCTCGAATTTTCGTGTGCCTTTGGGCAGAACCCCTTCGCGGCGCTGTCCACGCTGACCTGGACGGACATCACCGCCGATGTGCGGATCGATCCGCTCGTCAGCGGGACGCCGATCAGCATCACGCGTGGCCGGCAGAGCGAGCTGGGGCGGGTCGAGGCCGGCAGCATCAGCCTGACGCTGGATAATAGCAGCCGGAACTATGATCCGGAATACACCAGCAGCCCCTATTACCCGAATGTGCGACCGATGACCCGCTGCCGGCTGCGCGCGCGCTGGCCGGCGGGCGGCACCTGGTTCACGCTCTTCACCGGCTATGTCAGCGCCTGGACACCGCAGTATCCCGGCGGACAAGTGGCGGTGGTGCGCGTCGCCGCCAGCGATGCCTTCAACGCCCTGGCGCGCGCGACGGTCAGCTACCTCAGCACGGAATATATTAACCATGCCATTGGAACGATCTTGACCCTGATCGGCTGGCCGGCGGCGGATACGTTCCTTGAGAACGCGCAGTCACAGGTGCCGACCGGCCCCTACCTGAATCAGAATCCGCTGCAACTGATTCAGTCGCTGACTGAGGCGGAGAATGGGCTGTTCTACGTGCAAGGCGATGGGGTGCTGCACTTCCAAGATCGGCACTGGCGCATTCGGAATGCCACCAGCTGGGGCACATTCGGGAATGGCGTCGGCGAGCTGCCGTACATCGACGCGAGTCTCAGCTACGATGAAACCTTGATTTACAACGATGTCCGCGTGCAGCGTATCGGTGGGGCGCTGCAAGAGGCGATCGATACGGCTTCGCAGGCGAGCTACGGCCCGCGCCTGCTGCCCAAGTCAGGCATTCTGCTGGGCAGCGACCTTGAGGCGCTCGGGCTGGCGCAGTGGCTGCTGCTACGCTACAGTACCCCGACGCTGCGGATGCCGCAGATTGCGCTGAACGGCGACCTGGCACCAACGACGCTGTGGCCGCAGCTGCTCGGCCGTGATATCTCGGATAAGATCACGGCCATCGTGCGGCCCGTTGGCGGCGGCACGATTACGAAGACCGCGCGGATCGAGGCGATGCAGCACACGATTGGCCTGGACGCATGGCGGACGACCTGGCAGCTCAGCATGGCCGGCGAAGATCAGTATTGGAAATTGGACGATAGCGCGCTGTCGGTGCTCGGCACCACGACGCGGCTGGCGTATTAGGAGCGAATCATGGCCTGGACAGCACCCGCGACCTATTCGGTTGGTCAGGTGGTGGCCGCCGTGGATCTGAATTTGATCCGCGATAACCTGAACTACCTCAAAGGCAACGCCGGCCCAGTGGCGCTGGCCGACGCGCTCAGCATCGCGGTCAATGTGAATACCGCTGGTGGACTCACCGTGGTAAACAGCAATGCCGGCAGCAGCGCTCTGAGTGGCGTGGTGCTCAATAACGATGGCGGGAATGTGGCGGGGCTGTATCGCAATAGCTCCACCAACACGGCCTACGGCGGTGCAAACTCGCTTAACCTGCTGACCACCGGCGCGCATCCGTTCGGTTTTTCGACCAGCAACGCGCTGCGCATGTTGATTGACGCGAGTGGCAACGTGGGGATCGGCACGGCGAGTCCGCTGAGCAAACTGCATGTGGCGGGCGCGAGTGGCAGCAACGCAGTGATGCTCGCTGCCACTGGGGTCGGGGCAACGCCCGTCGTGCTGCTGCCTACCAGTAGTTTTAGTAAATTCCTGATTCCCTTTGGCGGATGGAAAGACGACGTGAATAGTCTGACCAATGTGTTTAGTGCGCAAACGCTCCCGCCCGGCTCAACACTGCCCTTTGGGGTTGGCGGCAACACGGCGCAGCTGACGACCACGAGCGGAGGACTTTCCGTCAATCGCACCGCTGGCACGGGGACGTACTCACTGGTGCTGTGGGCGCTCTTTATATAGGAGACAGGCATGATCGACCGCATCCAAGCCCGCCATGACGCGCTCGCCGCGCAGCTCGCCGAGGTGCAGGCGCAGTACGATGCGCTGGAGTCGACCTTGCACGCGCTCGACCGGCAGCTGTGCGCGATGGCCGGGGGATTGCAGGAGCTCAACGCGCTGCGGGCGGCGGATGCCGCGCCCGCGCAAGCGCCGAACGGCCTGGACGCGCTGCTCACTACGGATGCAGGGCTAAGGCAGGGGTGACTCATCGCACGCAACGCGCCACGCGGCGTGGAGATCGCGCAGCGGGCGGTCGTCGATTGCCTCCTGCACGATCAGCCAGGCCGCGAACGCTGGGGCGTAGTGAAACACGGCGGCGATAGCGTGCGCCTGGGCCGCACGCGGCTGATCGCGCAGCGTGAGCGCGTCGATAATGGTGCGCCATGGCATGGTGGCGGTGATCTGCACGGTTTGCCCGCTTTCTGCTGGAGGAGCCATCAAAGTATACCGCATCGCGCTGCTGCTGGCGCTGCTCATCACCGCCCCGCCGCCGCCATTCACCGCACGCTGGCAGGGATCGTCGGTTGCCCGGCTCGTGTGGCAACAGCCCGCCGACGTGGCCCTGACCTGCCTGTCGCGCAATGCGACGCTGATCCGCTGCTGGGCCGATCTGCCCGCCGGGCCGGTCGTGATCGCGCTGGGCAGCGTGGGGCCATTGGACGCCGCGTACCGCTCGCACGCGGGCGATGTGTTCGTGCTGGCGCTGGATGGACTGCGGGAGCGGGCGGCGCTGCGCGGGGTGGTACGGCTGGCGGTCGTCCGGCGGTGAGGCACAAAAACGCCCGCCCCGATCAGCGCTGATCGGGGCGGGCGTTTTTGTGCCTGGAATTAGGGGATACGCACCTGACAGCCGCACAGCAGATCGAGGATGACGGGCGTCGCAAGATCCTGGCGCTCGTGGCCGGGCCGATAGTGCGCGACGCTGCGCCCACGTGGATCGACCACGAGCACATCGCGCACGCCACACGCGAGGTAGAACGGTGCGCCCTCGTCGCCGATGTCTTTTTCCTCATAGCCCAGGCTCAAAATCTCAATCACCGCTGCCGGCAGCAGATCCAGCGCCGAATCCGTATCCGGCGGCTCCACACAGAAGATCGCGATGTCGGGCCGCTTGATGCTGGAATCGGGATCGGGGAAGCGAATGAACACATCTTGCAGGCTGTAGCAGGCGCAGCCGTCGGTGCGACCGGGGATCGGTCGGATCGATGCCTCAATCCGCTTGGCGGCCTTCTGGTGGCGGACGGCGGGGCTGGCTTCCCACTTGGTATGCCCGCGCACATATTCGAGCCGCACGGGCGCGCCGCTGGCGTCGGTGTGCAGCATCAATTCCAGCGGGTCGGTGGTGGTGGTCATACTGACTCAGTCCTCCGTTGTCGGCAGGCCCGCGAAGATCCGTGCCAGTGGCACCGCGAACCCCGGCAGCAGCGGCGACGTGAGCGTGTCGCCGTCGCGCAGCGCGAGCGCAAGCGTCAGCCCCGCCGCCGCTAATCGGTACACGTCGATGGATCGGCGCGGCCAGTCCACGATCCAATATTCGTCGCAGCCGGCGCGGCTGTACAGCTTCAGCTTGGTGTCGCGGTCACGGCGGGCGTTGGCACCGCCGGGGGAGAGCACCTCCACTACCAGCTCGGGCGCGGCGTAGAGCTTGCCGCCCGTGCCCAGGATGGCCGCGAGGCGCGCGGTGCTGGCCCAGACCACATCGGGCGCGACATCATCATCATCGGCGAGAATCAGGCCCGGCGCAATGGCGGCCATGCCACGGGTGTCGGGCAGCCCCCAGGCGTCGAGCAGGCCACTCAGCCGCCCACACACGACCTGGTGATGCCAGTTTGGTTGCTTCGACACGTACAGGTCTCCATCAATAATTTCGCGGCGCTTCCCATCGTCGGGGAAGGCCAACAGATCGGCGGATGTAAAGCGGGTTGCGGTGGTCATGTGGTTTCAACCTCCAATCGGGCACGGCTGCGGCGCTTGGCCGCAGCAACGGGCGACGGCGCGTCGTCAGCGGGCCGTCCGCGCTGCGGCGGTTGCGCGTCCCACTGCGCCTTCAGCGCATGCACGCTCCGCGCATCAATCAGCCAGCGCCCGCCACGCGTGGCCGGGCCGAGCCGCCGGCCGATGAGGTCGCCGCGCTTGAGCAGCAGCAGGATATAGTTTGCGGAGCGGTCGAGCAGCTCCGCCGCCTCTGCTGGGGTCATGTCGTCCATCACGAATCTCCCTTGAACAGCTCGCCATCCTGATCGCGTTCATCGCGCAGCTCCAGCACCGCATCCACGAGCGGCCAGATCATGCGCCGCAGATCGCGCTCCATTGCGCGCTGGCTCGCCCGCACAATCGCGACGAACGCCGCGCTGAAGAATACGATCGCGCACAGCCCACCGATGATCAACAGCGTTCGCGTGTCCATTGCAGACCTCCTCTGATCCGTGTCTATCCCAAGGGGCACACGATAGGCGGTGGGTGTGGGGTGTGCTGTCCACACCCCACACCAGCGGTTCCTAGTGTCCGTTGGAGCGGTTCAGCCGCGCAAGGTCGCGTTTAAGCGTTGCGATCAGCTGCTCCTGTGCCTGGATAAGCCGCGCGTTCAGCTGCCACATCAGCAGCGCACCCACGACACCTCCGACCACAAAGGCCAGACCAAGCAACACCAGGAAAACCGTCATATCGCCCATCGTGTTCACCCCCTTTCGTAGCCGATTGTGTCAGGTTGCTTTCCCTGACACGTTAAATATACCACGTTTCACAGTATTTGTCAAGCACGGGTTTGGGGAGGGTGAATCACCACGGCCCCGATCTGCATTGCCAGATCGGGGCCGTGGTGCGTTGGCGGGTGGGGGCTTACGAGCGGCGTGCGCGCGTGCGTCGTTGCGCCTGCCGCAGATCTTCAATCGTTCCTTTCAGCTCCACCACCGAGTCAAGATAGCGATCCGCCACGCCGCGCCAGAAGCGCGCGCTGCGCTGCCAGCGCCGCCATTGCCACGCGAACAGCAGCGCCAGGATCCACGGCAGCACGGTCAGGCCGTAGCGCAGCGTCAGCGCCAACAGCGCGCCGCCCACGGCATGCCACTGCGCGGCGGTGAGGGTGCCGGCAGCCAGGGTGCCGCCGGCGATCAGGCCGAATAGGGCCACGAATCGCATCATCGCAGCCCCGCAATCGGATGTGCGGCGCGATAGGCGGCGGCTTCTGCCTGCATCTGCGCCACACGTGCGGCCAACTCATTCGCCACCGCCAGGCCGTCGCCACTGCATGAGAACGCAGTCACGAATCCATACGGATAGCCAATCGGGTCACTGACGGTCGCGCTCAGTTTCGCCGATGCGATTTCGTAGCTACACGCCTGCATGGCCGGCGCGCTGGTTTGCACTGCCAGACGCAGCCGGTAGATCGTAGCGCGACGTGGCACGACGATGGTTTGCACGACTGGGCGCGCGATGGTTGCGCGCGGCAGCGGCGCGGGGAGTGGCGCGAACGAGGTCAGCGGCAGCGCCAAAAGCAAAACAATCACGAGCTTGATCATCGATTCCACTCCTGTGGCGACGGCGTGATCACTACACCCGCATTGCCGCCATATGTTTCAATCCATTTCGCCTTGGCCTGTTCCTGGAGCACGCTCAGATCCGCGTCGTCGCACACTTCGACCATCTTGCCAGGAATGCCCGTTTGAGCACACGGCGGCGGCGGAGGTGGCGGGGTGGCGACCATCGGCACCTCGGGAGGAATCGGCGGCGCGGTCGGTCGAACGGCCAGATCTGCGCCAACCATCCCCAGCTGCGGCCAATCAGCGGCGCGTAGCCAGATCACGCCGCTGCCGGCGACATCCGCCTGAATCCAATCGCTGCCAAAGTGCGCGAGCGGTGTAATCACGCGGGTGGCCTCGATCTGCCAGCGCGGCGCTTCGTTGGGAGCGCCGTAGGCTGGCAGCATGGCGACGCCGGGGGTTGGGCGTTGGGGGATGGGAGCCCTGGCCGCTGCGGCGGGCGCGGCGCTGGGCACGGTGGCGGCGCGCGGTGGCATGATCGGCTGCGGCACGGCCCCGAAGCGGATGGTCAGCCCGATCAGCACCAGCCCGATCAGCCCACCGCCGATCAGCGAGATCAGACTGCGCGGCATGGGCACGCGGGCTGCCGGCGCGGGCGCGGGCGCGGCGCGGCGCATCGGTGGCGGCGCGGCATCCTCCGGTGCCGGCGTGGCCTCCTCCAGCGGCGGCGACAGGCGGATGAATCCGCGGCTGTCGCGGTCGTCGTCGGTAAAGCGGATGGTTGCCATTTAGTGCCTGCTTTCGGTTATGTCGAACGACCAGCGCCCAAGATTTACCTGGCGCGCGCTTCCGTCCGCAATCCAGCTGTCGCGCAGCGCGCCAGCGCTGGTGTCACCGATCCGAAGTTCTGCCGCCAGCTGCTTCAGCGTCCATGGTCGTCGCCCGAACGCGTCACGTGCTGCACGGAGATACGCGGCGTCGTGCGCGGTCGTCTGGCGTCGGGTGGCGTCGGGTGCCTCACGTGATTCTGACGACTGCAATCGTGAATCCGCGTGCAGCCGGAGGTCGGCAGCGTCACGACGTACCTGATCGCCGTCCCCAACCGCGATGCGCATGCCGTCCGCAGCGGGCATGGTCATCGTGGTATACGTGGCGGGGAGCGTGTCTGCACGTGCGATCTGTGCCGGCAGCGTGACAGAACGATCCTCGCGCACATGCAGGGTCGAGCCGGTCAAGCTCTCGCTGATATAGCCCATCACATCCTGGATATCCTGATTGTCATCAAGCTCGCTGAACGGCAGCGCCGCGCCGCTGAGGGTCTTCACACTCTGCCCCACCTCGCGCAGCGTCTTATCGATGCCGCCCACAAGGCCGCGCATCACGCCGGCCAGTTCCTCGCGCTCAGCGACCGTCAAATTCGCAAAGCCGATCAGCGCCTTCTCTTGGGCACGGAGCAAGGTGGCGCGCAGGATCGCGATATCGGCCTGGGTTTGCAACTCGTAGCGCTTGACGATATGCGCCTGCTCCAGCTGGGCGGTGAGTTCCTCGCTGGAAACGGGTGCCCAGAGCAAGGCCGGAATGAGGATGAAGCCGATCAGGCCGATAAACACCTGCTGGTAGATCAGGCCGCTCTCGGCAGTCGCCGGCTGCGCAGCCCACCAGGCGTATTGCAGCTGGAACGAGTAGTAGAGCAGATAAATCGACGCCCCCACCACGGCGATATGCCCCCAGGTCTGGGCGTTGACCCGCTGGAGCAGCATGCCGGCGGGACTCCAGGGGATAAGGAAGCTGACCAGCGTCGGCGGGGCCAGCACCAGGATCGCCGTGAAGGCGATGGCGATTGGCTGGCTGGTGGTGAGCTGGGATTGGACGCCCCACCAATAGATCGCGCTGGCGATCATGCTGACGAGTGCGAGCAGCAGCAACACGCTTTTGGCCGTGATCTGCATCACGCCGTTGCGGCGCGTATTGCGGCGGATGTGGTCGAGATAGCGGCTGCTCACGATCCCACCGCCTTCTCGCGCTGCCACGCCGCGATCAGACTGTCGCGGTCGTGCGCGCCCAGCTTGCGGTACAAGACGGCGATGGCGTCGGCGACGGCGATCACGCTGATGCCCAGCTTGTGCGCGATCATGCGGTTGGAGTGGCCGGCAGCGAAGAGATCGAGGATCTCGGTCTCGCGTGGGGTGAGGTTCATGGTGACTCCTTTTGGATCGTACGCTACAATACGGCGGGGTGCGCTGCGGGTGACTCCCGGCGCGTGCGGCGTGGCTCTTTCACAGCCATGCCGCGCCCCATGGGATGATCTAGGTCGCCGGGGGTGATCCTCCTTCCTCCAAGAGCGCGATCAGGGCATCGATGTGATCGAGCGCCGTGTGATAGTCCGGTAGGCGGATCATGGTGTAGCTCGGCGCATGCACGAGTCGCGCGCGTTCCTGGGTTACGTAGGCGCGCGCGGCGGTGATTGCGATCTGTCGCTGGGCCTGCGCGGCCTGCCAGGTGGCGACCTGGACGCTGCCGCCCGCGCCGTTCGTGATCAGCGCCTGATCTGCGGCCTCGGCGGACTCGTAGGCGCGACGATCTGCGCCGGTCTCGCGCTCGGCTTTGGGCGTGCTGAGTATCCGCCGCTGGGCCTCGGCCAACGCCCGCTCCGGATAATTGTAGTCGTGCGTTTTCCAGCCATCGGGCGCGATCAGGTGCGCCGGCGCGCCACGGCGATTCCATTGCCAGCCATCGGGCGCAGCGGGCCACGGCGCGGGCGGCGGCTGGCCGGGGCCGAGACGGGTGCCGCGCCGCTCGGGCGGTGGCGGGGCGTCGTCAAAATCCGCACCGGTGCGGATTTTGGTTACACGGATCGATGACTCGATCTGGCGTTTCGTTGGCGGTTCTGGCGCGCTCAACGCCTGATCAACAAGCTCGGGCGGCGTGGACTCGCGCGCCAGCAGCGCCGCCGTTGATTGTGTAAGCCAGTTGCGCGCAATCGCGTCGGCATACTGTGTATTCGCCATCGCCAGGCGGTGAATATTGAGCAGCCGCTCAGCGGTGTCGTCGCTGGTGCTGGTCGCCTCTAGAAAGATCTTCCACTCGCCGTGCTTCGCCAGCTCGTGTGCCTCGTTGAGCCAGCGGCACATATCCAACAGCGCCTCGCCGCTGCGCCGACGTGCGCCGATGTAGTTGCGCGCAATCACTTGCAGCGGCTCGGGTAGCGCACCGGCCTGCGCGGGTAGCGCGGTGCCGTCCAGGTCGGCGCGCTGGCCGACCGTGAAGCGCGTGCCGATCTTAAGCGTCGGCGCTTTGATACGATCAGTTAGTTTCCCCATCGGCTCCGCACTTCCTCGGCTAATGCTGCGTAGGCCGCTGCTCCTGCCGACGTCGGCGCGTAAGATGAGATCGGCTGCCCAGCGCTGGGCGCTTCGGCAAGGTAGGTGCTCAGCGGGATCTCGGTCGCGAACATCAGCGCGCCATACGCCGCCCGCGCTGCCTGGCCGATCTCGCGGCTGAGCGCCGTCCGTTTATCGACCATGGTGAGGACAATGCCGCCGATGTGCAGATCGGGGCTGATTGTCTGGATATCCTGGATCGTCTCGTTCAGCTTCTCCATCGCGTTCAAGGCCAGATACTGCGCTTGCAGCGGCACGATGATCGTGTCGGCTGCAACGAGCGCGTTCGCCGTCATCAGGCCAATCGAGGGCGGGGAATCAATCAGGATGTAGTCGTACTGCTGCCGTGCGCAGCGTAGGCCGTTCTTCAGCAGCTGCTCGCGCCCGTACTTATTGGAGAGTCGCTCCTGCGCGCCGTCCAGGCGCCGGCTGGCCGGCAGTAGATCGACGCCGAACGCGGTGGTGATGATCGGCAGCTGCGTTGCCAGCGCTGGGTTTAAGAGCACTTCATAGATCATCGGATCATCGTCGCTGATTGCCACGCCCAGCGCGGTCGTCAGGTCGGACTGGTAGTCGGTGTCGATGCACAGCACGCGGGATCCGTGGCGTGCTAGCTCGACGGCCAGCGATGCGGTGGTGGTGGTCTTGCCGACGCCGCCTTTGGGTAAGACGAGCGCGATGGTCTGGGCCGTGCGGTGCGCGGGTCGCACGCGGTACAGGGTTTCGGTTGGTTGTGTGTAGGCGATCATTCGGGTAGCTCCTCAAACGTGACAAGATGACAAGATGACAAGATGACAAGATGACAAGCTAATTCTTCCTCAGCTGCCGCGCTGCCACCTCGGCCAGCGCCTCGCGCACCTGGTCGTCGGGCAGGGTGGCCTTGGGATCGCTGCTCTTCTCGGTCGCGACGGCCAGCAGCGCATCCATGCTGGCGAGGTCGTCCTCGGTGTATGTCCACTCGGCAAACAGCTTCTGGATCGCCGCCAGGATCCCGGCCGCCGTGGCACCATCAGGGCCAACGTACCAGCTGGTCAGGTCGGTGCCGTACAGCGACATCCATGTGTGCCAGTGGCCGCTGACGCGGTGCTGCACGGTGCCGGCGGCGACGACGTGCGCATCGAGCGTGCGGTGCTGCTCGGCCGCGTTCCAAGATTCTTCGGTTGGTAGCTGGTTCGTGACCTGGCCGTGGCGGATCGCGTCTGGGTTGGGTGGTGGGACGCGCCGGCCTTTCTGCTTGCTCATGGCTCGTTTCCTTCGTTCAGCAGCAGCGGTGGCATCCTGCCTGACTGATAAGCAGTTTCGATCTGCGGTGCCAGCCACTGCCCTACGGTCTGATTGTTCGGCATCACAATGTCAGCAATAAACTCGCGCTCAATCGTCGAAATCCCGCTAGCCACCGCCTCCAGCTTGGCCTTGATGATCAGCGCCAAGGCTCGCCAGCGCTGGCGCACGGCTTGGTCATAGGCGCTCTGCTGCGCCGCTGCGGTGCGCTGCCGGCCCTGTTCGGATTTCCGCAGCGCCGGATCGTTGCGGTCGGGCATCGGCATCAGGATGCGAACGTAGCGATCCTGGAGCTTGAAGCTGATTGCGCTCAGATCACCCTCCCATCCGTACTGGAACGCCGTCGCGCCGTAGCGGATCAGCATGCGCTCGATCTCGGCCCGCGAGCGCTCGACCGGGACATCGGTTTTCGCGGCGTAGGTCACGCAGGCCTCGCTTTCGTTACTCTGTCGTAGGCGTAGATCGCTGAGCTGAGCGCGACAAGGCGATCATGCATGTCTGGTGCGGACGGAAGCGCTGCACGGCATTTGCGCGCCGCCATAACCACCGCATGCGCCGCCTGTAGCTCGGTGAGCAGCGCCGCGCCAGGGTGCTCACGCTCCAGTATGCCTCGGGATAGTGCATCGATAGCCTGAAATGCGAGTCCATCAGGATGCCGTGCAATGTGCCCCATCGTTGCGATGACGTCACACAGCGTCGCCGCGTCGGCCTGCGCTTTCGCGCCGATCTCTGTCCACGCCAGCCGCGCGGTCTCGGCTTTCGCGGCCTGCGTGCGCGACGTTTCAACCAGCGCAAACAACAGATCGATCTGTGCTTCCGTGATTGGGCCGCGCTGCATCCGGGCGCGCAGCGTGTCGAGATCGATTTCCACGGATTGTTGCTCGCTCACTTGAACTCTCCTATCGCCGCCGCCACCAAGCGCCCCCACTGCGCCGCGCTGATGCGTCCGGCTTTGTAATAGGCGTTGAGCCGGGCGATGATCCGCGCGATCTGCTGGTGCTTAGTCGGCATCGGTTGCCTCCTTCGTTTCGCCCCGTTCGGTTAGGCCCAGCGCCACCGCGCAAAACCAGCAGTAGGGTTGAACGTGATAGCTCCCGTCGGCGTGGCGAGTCGCCTGCGCGGTGGTTGCCGGCGCGCTGCACCGATGCTGCACGGCGAGCTGGCGGCAACACGGCAGCGGCTCGACCAGCGTGATCATGATGGTCTCGCTCATGCATTCCCATCCTGACGCGCGATCACGCGCTCGCGGTACACGATGCGATTGCGTAGCCCCTGCGCCTCGGTTGCGAGTCCAGCGGCCTCGGCAGCGAACAGCTGTTCGCGTAGCGCGGGCAGCTCGGCGCGGAACTGCGTTGCCAGCGCGCGCTGACGGGCGGCCAGCGCGGCGTGGTAGCGCCGGCGGCGATCGTTGTCGCTCATCGTTCACCCCTGAGTTGCGCCGCCCGCCACCTGGCCAGCTGGCCGAGTGACCCATAGGCGGCGATCAGGTCGAGCGGCAGGCGGGATCGGGCAACACGCCGGTCGCACGAGTCCGCGAGTTCGTCCAGGCCGGCGCTGTTGGCCGCGTGGTGCTGGTAGCTGATCAGCAGGCAGGTGAAATCGTCGTGATCAGCGCTGCCAGAATGCAGATTGTAGGCTAGCACGGCCATGATGCTGGCGTGCAGATCCGGAAATGGCGTATCGGTGGCGATCATGCATCCCTCCTACAGCTCGCGCAGATGCGCGCACCGTTGCACTCCCAACAGATCGCGGTCTGCCTGCGCGTCACGACGCCTTCGGCAGTGCAATCAGGACAGGTCACGCGATGCGTAAAGTCATCGGTATAGACATCGCCATCCCCCTCGCACTGCGCACACCGCACGACGACCGCGCGGGTGATCGTGCCCACGCCGGCGCACTGGACACAATCGAGCGGTTTGCCGCAGATTTGGCAATCTCTGGACATCATGGCGTGCCGCGCAGGCGCTGATCGTCGGCGTCCATCAGGACAACTTCGCCGCGTGTCATCTGGTAGAGACGGCTGTAGGCGGCCTCCGACAAGGTGCCTTGATCCATCAGCTGCTCTAACGTTTTGTTGCTGGTGATGATCGTCCATCCGCACTTCGACCAGCGCCGGTTGATCACGTTGTACCAGACCTTTTGCACGCCGGTCGGATCTTTGCCGGGCCGGTTCTGGCCAAGGTCATCAATCACCGTCAGCCAGGCCTGCTCACCCGGCAGCATGCTCAGCCGCTCTTTGTCGGCAAAGTCGGCGGCCCAGCAGCGCTCCAGGTACGACACCTCTTCGATAAACACCGCCAGCTTGTGCATGGCCCGCGCCGCTAAGGCCGCGCCGGCGGCGAGATGGGTCTTGCCGGTGCCTTTGCCCGGATAGTACAAATGCAGCGCAACCGGCGGCTCCTGGTGGTAGTCGCCAGACGGCAGATCGTGAATCGCCGCCAACCAGTCGAGCACGCGCCCGTGGGGATTATCATCGCCCAGCGCGACGCGCAGCCGATCCGGATCGAACGTCGCCAAGGTAAAGCGGGCGATGCGTGCCAGCCCCGGATCGCCCATGGTGCGCTCGGCCTCCAGCTGGCGTTGTGCCAGGTCGCTCGTACGATGCGCGATCTGCCGATCTTCGGCGTCCCATGCCTGCTGCTGCGCCTGACACACATTCCAGATCAGGAACGTGGAGCCGTTGTAGTGGCGGATCGGGACGGCGTGTTGCAGCTCGCTACAGCAGGGACAAGCGCGCGTGTCAGTCGCCAACAGGGGGCGCTTTCCGCCCGGCGACCTTGAGTCCGGGTGGGAGGATCGGACGCTCGCGAATGCGCTCGGAAGGGAGGCGCTGATCGGGCGCATGGCTCGGTTGAACGGATCGATTCGGTCGCTCATGGCACACCTCTGGCGCAATCACGCGCTGCTGCTTTTTCCACTTGCCGACGGTAAACCAAAACGGCGTTTTCGCGAACGTTTGGGCGACGCGCAGATCCGCGTCGAAGTCGCCGACGGTGCCGGGCGGGCGCTGGGCGATGGCGCGGGCTAAGTCGCGATCCATGCGCGGTTCGGCCATCAGGCGTCGATAGAGCGGGGTGGTTGCAATCACAACAGCAGGCGCGCGCGACTCCTCCTCCTCCTGACTCAGAGAGTCATGTACCATTACGGGGGGCGTTGGGATCAGTAATTGATCCCTTGCCCCTCCCGGCGTCGAATCGGGGATCGGCAGCATTGGGACGGGCGATTTGCCTGCTTCGGGCAAGGGATCAATTGCTGATCCATCCGGTAACGGATCAAATGCTGATCCTTCCCGCGCGGGGAGCGCCAGCAGCCGAATCCAATAGCCACCGTGGCCACCGTTCATCGTCGGGTCTTTCTCGCGCTCGATAAACTTGTGGATGACCAGCTCGTGCATGATCCGGCTGACGGTGCCCTCGCTGATGTGCCCGATCCGGGCGATCGCGTCCTGGCTGATCGCGCCCAGCTCGCCGATCTCCATGCAGGAATGCAGCACATCAAGGGCGCGGCCGGCGGCGAGCGAGAGCACAAAGGTTGCAGGGTGGTTCATCGCCGCACCTCACAGCGACGGTGCGGGGCTACGATGGGCGGTCGCATGGGCGATTCATCCGCGCCTATTGACACAGAATCCATTTTCCGGTATGATTCTTGCAGCAGCATAGTTCACTCCTGAAGGCGTTACGCATGGGGCATCATCCCGGTGTAGCGCCTTTTGGTTATCTGGCGAAAGCAAAACGGGCGTTCGTGGTAGAATGATCCGTATCAACTCCTTTGGTTTGGGGAAGGAAGCGCACTCAGCTTCCTTCCCCCTTTTGCGTTGTCAAAACCACTTACAGCATGCTGATCTCCCCTCTCGCGAACCACCACGGCCCGCGCGGCTGGTGCATTGCCATGCGCGCAATGCCTCAATCGCCCACGTCGTCGCGTTCCCAAGGTGGCGAAAGTCGCCGCTGTGCTAGAGGAGGTTTCTGGTGGCTGTCATCGCATTCCCGCGCCCCGTATCGCGCACGCGTGCGCAAACAATGCGCACGCACATTCCGTCATGGCGAACCGCGCGGCTCGCTGACGGACGGCGACCCCGTGGCGTCGCCTCGTATGTTGCCAAGCTGGAACAGTTTCTGGAGTGGTCCGGCGAGATCACGCCGAACGATCTCACGGCTGACCTGATCGCGCGCTACAAGATCGCGCTGCATGAGCGCAATCTGGCGATGGGAACCGTGCGCCATTGCCTGACCGTGCTGCGCGCATTTTGCGACTGGGGTGTCGCGCAGGGGCTGCTCGATAGTAATCCCGCGCTCGCGGTCGGCCATCCGCACGTGGAAGAGTCCGATCCTGATCCGCTCACGCGGGCGAAAATCGATGCCTTGCTGGCCGCGATTGACGAGCCGCCACAGTCACACAAGCTGACCTGGCGGCGCAACCGGCGGGCGGTCATGCTCGGCCTGTATTGCGGTCTCCGAATCGCGGAGATCGCCGAGCTGAAATGGGGCGATGTCGATCTGGCGCGGGGCGAGATTATCGTCCGGAAAAAGGGCGGCAAGGGCGGCAAGAGCCGCGTGGTGCCGATCTGTGATGAATTGCTGGCGGAGCTGCGCCTGGCCAAGCACCAGCGGGTGGGCGATGCGGTGGTGGATCAGGGCGACGGGACGGCGCTGAGCGTCAAATCGCTCGGCCACATTTACGAGCGCTGGTTACGGCGGCGCGGGATCGTGTTGCATTCCCACCAGCTCCGCAAGACCTTCGCAACGGAGCTGTATATCGCTGGCGAGGATCTGGCGACGATTCAGCGGCTGCTCGGGCATCGTGATCCGAAGACCACCATGCGCTATTTGGGGGCCAGCGCCCCCAAGGAACGGGCGGCGGTGCAGAAATTAAAATTCCGTAAGTAGGACTGGGGGAGTTCTCCCCCCATCTCCACCAGTCCTCCCGGTTCTTGGGCCACTTTACCGCATTCGAGTGCGGTAAAGCCCCAGGACTGGGGCGTGCAACACTCGTTCATTTTACCCCAAACAGCGGTTTTAGCGGCTCCGAGCGCGGCAATTCGCCCACATCCCACGCGCCCCGCTGTCGCTGCATTCACGCGCAGATCGGGGTTTGCAACGAGCGACGATCGGCAGAAGGCCGCACAGCGCGCCGCCGAAATTGATCCGTTCATACGTTCTATCTCTTCACTTGGTAAGGTGCTGATGTTCCCTCCCACCGTGCGTGTGGCCGACATTGCGGTTGCCACGAATCACGGAGGGAAGCATTGAAAAACCGGTTCTTCATCGTCGCCTGCGCGCTGGCGATCATTATCGGCGCAGCGCAGCTGGTAGCGGTACGGGCGCAAGACTGCACCGGCCAATCGTGTATCTATCTCCCATCCCAGCAGATGGGCAGTGGTGCGACCGCCGACGCGCAGAACGCGCCGACGACGACAGCGACTTCACCGCCCATCGTCGGAACCATACCGACGGGCATGAACGGCTGCGAGCTGAACCCGCCAACGCCCATAGAAGGCGCGCAGGCGTGGGTTATCGCAGGGACATACGGTGCCATTCCTTTCCGGTTACTCTGCGTCCGATTGGTTGTGCAAGGTCGTTTTTTCTACAACTTCACCGCACACGCGGTGGTGCATGGGCAGACACAAGACTGGGCATTTGATACGACCAACGGTGCCAGCGGCGTGGCTGAGCTTGGACTGGGCAGCCCAGACACCGCCGCTGGCGACACCATTCAGGTTGATGTCGCGGTGCCGTACTTGGATCGGATCTATATGGCACACACAAACTATGTGGTGCCAACGTACCCGACACTCACGCCGATGAATACGCCGACGAATACGCCATTGCCACCAACAAACACACCGACGGTCACACCAACGCGAACGAACACGCCGACGCCGACGAACACGCCCGTGCCACCGACGCCAACACTTACGCCCACACCATAAATGGGCCGATTGCACGTTCTTGTCGTACAACCGTTCGATTTCACTTCGTTTCTCTTCAGTTGGTAAGGTGCTGAGGTTGCGAACGCGCCAACGGCACTATCCATAGCGGTTCGCTGATCTTCTTGGCAGTAGGGCAGCGAATCGTAGCAATACGAACGCCCGGTTATGCAGCCTGTAACGACGGCTCTGCATGGCCGGGCGTTCGTATGTTCGGATCATATTCCAAAAGTGCGTCCAAACCAACCCCGTAGAACGCGCAGATTTTTGCCAGCACATCCCCATCATAGCGTTCGGTGTCGCCCTGCTCCAGCCGCGTAAGCGCCCCGCGATCAACGCCGGCCTTCTCGGCAACCTCTACCAGCGGCACGCGCCGCCCCTCTCGCAACTCCAGTTCTTTGCGGAGCTGAAACGCCTTCGATATGATTCTTGCCACCGCGATACCTCCTTGATAAGTTGTAGCTGACTCTACCATCAAATATTGCTGTTGTCAACCAGCATATTCATGCTTGACAGCGGCAATATCAGTGCTATAATGTAGCTACAGAACAACAATACGTTGTTTCATAGCTACAACGGAGCACCACAATGCAGAAGCGCATCACCTACAACCGCGACAACCACGACTTCGATATGTTCCTGGACGACGCCTACCAGGGCAGCCGCGCACGGCACATTGAGGCCGAAGTGGAGCTGGATCGCATCGCCTACGACGCCGCGACGCACACCGCCGGCCCGCTCGACATGGCCGTCGAAGGCGCGCTGGAGCGGCTGGCCGAAGAGAGCGCGGGCGCGATGCGGCTGGCGCGGGCGGACAAGGACAAGGCCGGCGGCACCTTCTGGCAGCGCGCCGCTACCAGCTACACCAACGCCCTGATTGAATATCGCAAGGGCGTGCGGCCTGAGCTGCTGGCATCGGGCGCGTGGCTGCTGCCCAGCCGGCGGGCGGGCGAAGCACCGCATATCGTCCGGATGGATGGTGATTGGATTTGTTCGTGTAAGGCCGGCGCAGCGATGCATTGGAGCATCGCCCTGATTATCGGCTGCGAGGTCGCACAGGACGCCATGCAGCAGTTCGACGATGGCCCGCTCGACGATGATGCCGACCTGGTGGCCCAGGCCGCGCCGCTGATCGATGCGCTCGATACGCTGATCGACTGCGATCAGGATGCCGACGGCGATGAGCCGATGCGCTGGCGCATCGGGGCGGTGATGGCGGCGCGTGTGGCGTGCGACCCGCCGAACGAGCCGAATCCACTTGGCGATGAGGAAGGCGACAGCGAGCCGCCAGATCGCCCGCGTGCGCCGCTGTGGGATCGCATCGCAGCAGCACGGCGCGGAACCTATGCCTACGCGGCGTAAGTGGTGTCTACGATTATTGAGGTGTATTTTATGCAGATTATATGAGGTCAAGCGCGATGAATGAACTCCCAGCGCCGATGATTTTCATTATCAAGATTAATTTCGATTTCGGCATGCGCTATGTGCGCTATGCGCCCGAAGCTGACGGCACCTGGATCACCACGCGCTTTGTTGATGCGAAAGAATGGAAAACGCGGCGCGGTGCCGAACGCTGGCTGAGTGAGCATTCCGATGTGCAGGCAATAGCGATCATCGACGGCATTTAATCCGAACGAATCCGACAAGCGAGGGGGTGATCAGCAATGAAATGGCACGGTGAACCACCGCTGGGCGGCGGGCCGATTGACCCGATCCCAGAGATTGACAACCCGAACGACGACTAACGGAAAACACGTCCATTGAAAGTGAGGCCCACCATGACCATCGCCCGCAACACACCCCAGACCATCCAGGACTGCCCGATCCTCCAGTACGCCAGCGGCCACACCGAGGCGCTGCTGCCGGGCCTGAGCCGCTTTCAGGGCTTCGTGGGCTTCCACACCGAGGCCGGCAAGGACGCGGCCCTGGACGCCGCGCTCAAGGCCGCTGGCGTGCAGCAGATCACCATTCGCCACCCGCGTGCCGGCGCCGCCCCCGCGATTGTGCCGCACTGGTCATTCGGCGAAGCGATCCGCTTCTACCCGATCACAGGAGGCCCGCCGGCAACCACGATCAGCGCCTGCCTGCGCAGCGGCGCGACCGCTGAGGCCGGGATCGGGCTGAGCTGGCCAGCCGGTGAGAAGTCACGCCTGGCCGTGCGCGGGCTAATCATGGTCGGCGATGCGCCGGTGCTGGTGCAACTCAGTGTGCGCAGCACCATGACCGATCACCTGCTGGCGGCCCTGCTCGATCACTACCGCGTGTGCGCGGCGGCTGATGCGCTGATCAAGCGCGAGCAGCACCCGGAGATCGTGGCGTTCCACGAGCTGGCGCTACCGCTCAGCGCCGGTGCCGAGATCCCGGCCGGGCGTGGCGAGACCGCGCAGATCGCGCCGCTGCGCAGCGACCATCCGGCGGACGTGAGCAAAGCCTACATCAGCAGCTGCTGGCGCAAGAACGCGGTACAGGATGCGGCGCTGGCGGCGTGGCCGGGGATCGTCGCGTGGAGTCTCGGGTACAAGAGCGGCGAGACGAATGGCGACAGTTCGTTGGAGGGGTGACAAGGAGACAGGGAGACAAGGGGACGCCGGCGGAGATCTCCGCCGGCGTTGTCGTGTGCGTGGCGTGGGCGTGGCGTTAGCGCGGGCCGAGGAAGGTGGCCGATGGCTTCCAGTGCGCGGTCGTCTTGGCCGGGATCTGCATCGGCAGCCGGGTATGCGGGTTGATGCCGTTCCGGGCGCTGCGCTGGCTGAGCTTGAAGCTGCCGAAGCCGGTCAGGGTGACGGCCTGGCCGGCCTGGATCTTCTGCTGAATGGTGTCGAGGGCGGCGTTGATCACCTGCGCCACCTGCTTCTGGGTCAGGCCGGTGCTCGTCGCCACCTCGGCGATCAGGGCGGTCTTGCCGTACGTGGTCTCGCTCATGGGGGTGCTCCTTTGTGTGAAGCCGATCCTGACGCTATCCTACGCGCGCTGTCAAGCATCACTGTCAAGTACCCCTGTGCTATACTAGCGCGAGATAACAGAAAACCCCTCCCTATGCTTGGCGGCTAGGAGGGGCTTCTGCTTATCTCAAGGTAGTGCGCGTCAGCGCGTTGCTATTCTAGCACCCTGCGTGCTGGTGGGCAAGCGCTGCGCGGAAAGGGGCGTATCCATGTCGCGGCGCATGGCACCGGAGCAACTGCCACTCTGGCACGGGGCTGACTCGATTGAGGCACGGATCTATCTGTGTGGACACTGCGGATCACAGGTCGGATCGGAGAAGGGATGGCACACCGTCCATCCTGGCCATGCGATCTATCTTTGTTCAGGGTGTGGCCGGCCAACCTATTTCACCTATGGGACACAGATCCCAGGTGTGGCCTATGGAGGCGATGTGGAATACGTACCACCCGAAAGCGCCGCGATCTATCGCGAGGCGCGCAACTGTATGAGCGTCAACGCCTACACGGCGGTGGTGCTGCTCTGCCGCAAGCTGCTGATGCACATTGGCGTGGCGGAAGGTGCCGAGGAAAACAAGCCCTTTGCGTTCTACATGAACTACCTCGTGGATGCCGGGTATATTGCGCAGAAATCGCGCCCATGGGTGGATCGCATTCGCAATAAAGGGAACGATGCCAATCACGAGATTGCGCCCATCACCCGCACCGACGCAGAAGAGCTGATCGCCCTGTCGCAGATGGTGCTCCAGCTCGTCTACGAATATCCCGGCCGTTTACCACCCCCGGCATAGTCCACCAGTGGGCCTTTGCCCATCTGGTAACACGCACGCGCTACACTACTCGTGCTGATTTCTTTTAATAAACAGACTCAGCGGCAGTATTAGCCAGCAGCGAATATGCGCGGCGATCCTCAATGGATCGCCGCGTTTTTTATTGGAGCACATCGATGTCCACCGCCTTGACCATCATCCAGCCCGCCGCCCTTGCCCAGATCGACCACGCCGGCGCGGCCGCGAACCGCGCAGCGGCCGGCCACGTCTTCAGCGCCTACGCCCAGCGCCGCCCGGTCAACACGCTGCGCCGGCAGAAGGCCGACCTCGATTGCTTTGTACACTTTCTCTGTACATGCGGCATCGATGTACAGGAAAATCTTACATCCGATCCGGCGGCCTGGGCCGGTATCACCTGGGGACTCGTCGCGGCGTTCGTGCAGTGGGAGCTGAAGGCGGGCTACGCGATTGGCAGCATCAACGTGCGGCTCTCGACGATTAAGACCTACGCGAAGTTGGCCACGCAGGCCGGCGCGCTCAGTCCGACCGAGTACGCGATGATCCGCACGGTGGCCGGCTTTCGCTTCGGCGAGGGCCGCAACGTCGATGCCCAGCGCGCGCAGACGCGGCTCGGGGCGAAGAAGGAACATACCACCCCGATCGGGGCTGGCCAGGCGCTGGCGCTGAAAGACCAGGCCGATTCCCGTGACCAATTGCTCATGTGCATCCTGCTCGATCATGGGCTGCGCTGCGGTGAGGTGGCCGCGCTGGATGTGGCGAGCATCGACCTGGTGGCCGGCACGCTGACCTTCTACCGTGAGAAAGTGCATAAAACGCAGACGCACCGTCTGAGCAGCGACACGCTGCGGGCGGCGATGAAGTACCTGGCTCAGCCGCGATCCGGGTCGCTCTTGGGGATGTCCACCCGCGAGATTAATCGCACAGTCGGCGAGCTGGGCGCTTGCCTGGGCATCGAACGGCTGAGTCCGCACGATATGCGCCATTTCTGGGCAACCGCTGCCGTGCGCGGCAAGACCGACATCAAGAGCTTGCAGGATGCCGGCGGATGGAGTTCGCCGGCGATGCCGCTGCGCTACGTCGAGTCAGCCGCGATTGCGAATGATGGTGTGCGGCTGGGCTAGGGTGGGCAGGCCCGCCCGTGGACGCGCGCAGCGCTTTTTTCGCAGCGCCGTACCGGCCCGCTGCGCGGCGAAGCGCCAGCGGTCGCGCTCGACGCGCATGGCGTGCAGCGCCGCCTCCAGGCGGAGCGCGCGGATGCACAGATCGGTGGCGTGACTATTCGGCATGGCGCGTCCCCTCAATCGCCTGTTTTAGCGCATCCATTTGCGCGATATGCTTGCCGCCGTCGTCAATCAGCTGCATCAGCAGCCCCACGATCTCGCCGCGACTGCCGGCGCTGGCCGAGGCGTCAGTGACCGCCTGTGCATCGGTCAGCACCCCGGCGGCGGTGCTGGCGCTGGCGTGGCCGCGCGCCTCCGTGAGCATCTGCGCGGCCCAGCCGACCATGATCGCCATCTGCTCTTTCTGGCTGCTGTACACCTCGCGCAGCTGCCCGACCAGGCCCAGTGTTTCGAGCACGTCGCGCATGGATTGGCGCACTTCCTCGACCGGCACGCGCGTCGATAGCGCCAGCTCGATCCGCGCCAGCGTGGCCTCGATCACGGCGGTGCGCTTCGCCAGCTCCGCCATGTCGCTATCCGCACTCACGCGCGCACCTTTTCGAGCATGCCGAGCCAGACATAGCGTTGGTCGAGCGATTGCACCCAGATGTTACTCTGGCCGAAGCCGGTGATTGTCTGCGACGTTCCCACCACCGGATCGCCGTACCAGTCCGCGCCGCAGCGCAGGCGCGTGATCATGTCGGATCGCTGATTCGCCGCTGTGCGAACGGTCGCGCCGCCATTTGCCCAGGCCAGCACGCGGTAGTGTGTCGGCGGATTCACCAGGATCGCCGCTTTATTCATGGTTTGCATGGGTGCATGCTACCACGCGGGCGCGGGTGCTCCGGTTCCGATCAGGGTTTGCTACGCCGCTGCTATGATTCGGTGCTACGGATGTGCTAGTATGGTGGCAGCAGCGAACACGCGCACGGCCCATCTGGGTCTGTGCGCGTGTTTAGTATCAGGAACGATCATGAACAGCTCCGCAAACATTGAAGACTTTGGCAGCGACGGCTACACGTATATTCGTGGCGATTTACAGCGCTATCAGACCAAGCGCGTGCGCACGATCATGCCGTCCGAGCCGGAGAACAATGGCATGTTCGAGACGCGCATGCACGGCCTGGCGCTGCAATTGCTGCTGCGCCCCGAGATCGCCTCGGTCTCGACCGAGATCGACAAGGTCAACGGCTCGGATGTGAAATGCACGGTCACGATCATCGAGTCGCCGCGCGTTGCGCCGATCGCGCCCGATGCGCGCCCCGCCGGCGCTGGTCGCTTTGGGCCGCGTGGCGTGCGTGGTGAGTCGCGCGGGCGGCGCTCGACTGACTAGGTTCCATTGTTCGTCGTTCGTCGTTCGTCTATCGTCTATCGTCCTTCGTCTATCGTCCTTGACCAGCCAGCGGTAACGCGCGGTCATCCTCATCCGAGGGTGGCCGCGTTTTTGTTCGCAGTTCTTGACCAGCAGCTCAGTAGCGCGGTCATCCCCAGTCTGGGGGTGGCCGCTTTTTTATGTTCGGAGTAAGCGCATCGTGATGATCAGCCCACCCACCCACGCCGGCAAGATCGCCGACGCCCAGCGCCGGCGCCTGGAAGTCCTGGAGATCCAGGCGGCGGAGCTGGGCATCTCCACGCCGCCGCAGATCACGACCGAGATCGAGGATCTGCGGCACGCCCTGGCCGGCGATGTGCAGCCACTGGAGCCGATTAGCGCCGCGCAGCGCTACCAGGCGACCATGCGCGCCGTGATGCTGCTCAGCCAGCAGCTGGCGGCGGTCGAGGTCAAAGTCGAGCGCGTGTACTGGCTGCTGCCGCTGATTCTGTTTGTGTATTTATTTGCCTCGTTTGCATTGGAGCATCTGAAATGGCCGATTTGACATTCCGTTCCGCGCCGCGCATCTCGGCGGCGAGCTTCACCCGCGTGCTGACCCGCGCCGCCTCACCAGTTGCTGGCGATGCCGCGAATCTGTACGCGATTATCGTGTCCTACGGCCTCGATCCGGCGGTCGCGCTGGCCATGTTCGCGCACGAGAGCCGCTATGGCAACGATGGCGTGGCGCATCGCTCGTTGAACTGGGGCAACCTGCGGCATGGGGCGCGGGCGTACAAGATTGAATCCGGCTTTGAGTTTTACCGCAATTGGGCTGACAGCCTGCGCGACTGGTGCGAGCTAATCAGGGATCGCTACGTTGGCCAAGGGCTGGCCACGATTGAGCTGGCGATTCCGGTGTACGCGCCCCCTAAAGATCATAACGTCCCGGCGAAGTACATCGCCGCCGTCCATCAGCTCGTGGCGGCCTGGCAGGCGTCGGATGCCAATGATGCGGGCCTCGGGCCGGTCTCGCGGATCGTGGCCGTCAGCGTGGCGCGCGTGCGGGCACTGCCCAATCTCGAAGCCGCGGTTGTCAGCACGAAAAGCAAGGGCACAGCGGTTGGCGGGCTGCTGGTCGTGGGCGCGCTGGTGCAGGGGAGCGTGACCTGGCTGAAGCTGCGCGACGGGCAGTTTATGCACAGCTCGGTGCTGCTATGAGCGAGCACATCATTCAAGCCTATCAGCTGTTCCACGTCGTCGATGCGAAGAACGAGACCATCGGCCACGTCAAGACCTACGCGCGGCATGGGGTCAAGTGGATCACCGATGTGTGGGTCGATCCTGAGCATCGCTGCCAGGGCCTGGCGACGCGGCTGATCCACGCGGCGCTCGATGCGCACGTCGGCGAGGCGATCTATCTCGACGTGCATGGGTATACCAATCGACCGCTGAGCGATGACCAGCTGACCAGCTGGTACGGCACCTTTGGGTTTGTGGCCGTGGCGGGCGCGCCGGGCATGCTGGTGCGTTTGTAGTTCCCTGATATTCCCTGTTTCAAACAGGCGCTGGAAACAACGATGAGTCAATTTCAACCCGGCATCAGCGGGAATCCAGCTGGCCGGCCGCGCAAGACGGAGCGCTACGCCGCGCAAAGCCAGACCGCCAACGACCAGATCGCCCTCAAGCTGCCGGCGCTGCTGAAGGTGCTGCTGCGCGCTGCGCTCGATGGCAGCGCGGATATCCACGAAGACATTGACGAAGAGTGGGTGCCGGCGATTCTCGTGACCAAACGCGATAGCGAGGGCGGCGAGATGCCCCAGTTCACCGCCGATTCGCCCGAGGTCAATGCCGACGGCATGGTGTGTGTGAAGCGCCGGGTCAAGCGCAGCGTGCGCAACCGCGCCGCCGACGTGCGCGTGGCAGCCGATCTGCTCGATCGCATTCTGGGCAAGGCGGTCGCCGAGGTCGAGGCTGAGGGCGATGCAGCTGGTGATCATGTGGTGACGGTTCGAGTCGAGTACATCGGTTAATGATTATATCGTCGTGAAGTACACGATAGTTATTCTTACTATACTTTTCTTGCTCAAAGTATCATAAGATCAGCAGCGAAACGCGCGATCTCTTACGAGGTCGCGTTTTCTATGCCAACACTCACGATTCAACTCCCTAAGCCGCACGCCGGCCAGCGCCGCATTCTCGATGAACAACAGCGCTTTAACGTCGTCAACTGCGGCCGGCGTTTCGGGAAAACCAAAATCGGCCTGAACTTGCTGATTGAGATCGCGCTGGCGGGCTACCCGGTCGCGTGGTTTGCGCCGTCGTATCGCACGCTGCTAGAGCCGTGGCGCGAGGCGCTGAAGCTGCTCGGGCCGCTGATTGCGCACAAGAACACCAGCGAGCGCCGGATCGAGCTGATCACCGGTGGCGTGATTGAGTTCTGGAGTCTCGCCAAGGCCGATAACATTCGCGGCCGCAAGTACAAGCGCGTGCTGCTCGACGAAGCCGCGATGGTGCCGCACCTCAAAGCCGCCTGGGAAGAGGTGATCAGCCCGATGCTCGCCGACATGCGCGGCGATGCCTGGTTCTTCTCGACACCCAAGGGCAAGAACTATTTCCACGATCTCTTTGTGCGCGGTCAGGACGCGACCCAGCCCGAGTGGATGTCGTGGCAGATGCCGACCGCGACCAACCCGTTTATCAGCCCTGACGAGATTGAGACCCAGCGCCGCCAGCTGCCCAGCACGGCCTTCGAGCAGGAATGGCTGGCGCAATTTCTGGCCGACGGCGGGCTGTTTCGCAAGATCAGCGAGTCGGCGATCGCCGTGGCGCAGGTGGATGCTGCCGGCCGGCCAGCGCCGATCCTGAACCACACCTATGTCTTTGGCCTGGACTGGGGCCGCGAGAACGATTACACCGTGATCAGTGTGGTCGATACCACCGCTGGCGAGCAGGTGTATGTGGATCGCTTCACGGAGGTGGATTACGAGCTGCAAAAAGGCCGGCTGATCGCGCTGGTCGATGTCTTCAAGCCGCTGGCGATCCTGGCTGAAGCGAACAATATGGGCGGGCCGCTGGTTGAATCGCTGCGGAATAGCGGGCTACCGATCCAGCCGTTCTGGACGAGCAACAGCAGCAAGAAGGAGATCATCGACGGTCTGGCGCTGGCGATGGAGCAGGGCAGCTTTCGCTTTCTGCCCGCTGCGGTGCAGCTCGCCGAACTGCGCAGCTTCGAGCAGACGCGGCTGCCGAGCGGGTTGTGGCGCTATGCGGCCAGCGGCAGTGGCCACGATGATTGTGTCATCGCGCTCGCCCTGTCGCATTATGCCAGCGTGAACGGTGTGGCGCAGCTGGTCGACAACCCGATCTACCGTGAGCAGATCGCCGAAACCGCCAGCGTGTGGGGGAACAGCGTCTGGTAGCGCGCCGGAACTGCCCCCGAACTGCTCACAACCATTGTATTTTTCTATGGCGATGCGTGGTAGCATAGACAGCAACACTGATTGGAGCCTGATGGCCGCACCATTCGATAGTCAGCGCGCCCTGCCCCCAAAGGATTTCAAACATCCCCACGCCGAAGCGATTGCGTCGGCGTGGGATCGCTATGAGGGTCGCTACCCGCAGCCGCTGCTGGTGCAGCCGGGCGATCCCGACGATAACACCGTGGTGAATCTGGCGCAGCCGATTATCGACAAGGGCATCTCGTTCCTGTTCGGCAAGGAGCTGACCTGGCAGGCCGATGAGACCGCCGCACGCGATAGCGGCGCGGAAACATGGCTGAAAGAGGTCTGGGCCGCCAACAACAAGATGGGCCTGCTGCACGAGGTCGCGCAGAACGGCTTCCTGGGCGGCGTGGCCGCCATCAAGGTCAACCCCACGCCCGGATCGACCGATCCGCCCCAGCTCGTCAACATCGACCCGGCCACGCTGACCCTGGCGTGGACGCCCGGCAACGTCGACGACATTTGCGGCTACGCGATCACCTTCGAAGAGGACGCCCAACGCCGCACGATCTGGTATCGGCAGGAGATCACGCGCGTCGGCGGGCGCGGCACCAACTGGCTGCTCAGCGACTACCAGGCCGAGGCCGACGAGTCGTGGAAGCTGGTGAAGAAACCGACCGCGTGGCCGTTCCCGATCGCGCCGATCATCCACTGCAAGAACTTGCCGCGCGCCAACAGCGCCTGGGGCTACGGCGATCTGCAATCGGGCCGGCTGAATGAGGCGCTGAACACCATCACATCGTCAGCGCGCAAGACGCTGCGCATCCACGGCACGCCGCAGACGGTCGGCAAAGGCGTCAAAGGCCAGAACCTCAAGCGCAACCCGGCCGGCATGTGGGAGATCGCGCGCGAAGACGATATCTACAACGTCGAGCTGAAGAGTGACCTGGCCTCCTCACAGGCCTACTACCACATCCTGCGCGCCGCGATCTACAGCGGCCAGCGCACGCCGGATATGAGCACCATCGCCGGCCAGCTCGGCACGCTGACTAACTTCGGCCTGCGCGTGCTGTTCGCCGATCTGATCGACATGAACAGCACCAAGCAGATCCTGTACGGCGGCATGATTAAACGGCTCAATCAGCTGCTGTGCATGATCGGCAAGCGCGGCAACGCGGTCAAAACCACGCTCAGCTGGGCCGATCCGCTGCCGGTCAACGGGCTGGATAAGGCCAATGAGATCGCCGTAAAGAAGAAAACCGGCCTCATTTCGGATGAAACGTTGACCGCCGAATACGGGGCCGGCTACGTCTATGCAGACGAAAAGAAGCGCCTCGACCAGCAGCGCGCAGCTGCGCCGGCGTTACCCGCACCAGCGAACGGCAGTGCGCCCGCGCCGGCAAGCGCTGCGATGGGCACCGGCATGCCCGTATCCATGATGGACGTTCAACCAATGCAACCAAAGGAGCACACCTCGTGATTCGATCATTTGGGTTTCAACGATTCTTCGACAGCGACCCCGGCGGCGGTGGCGGTGCAGCTGCACCCGCGCCCGCCGCACCCGCAGCTGTACCCGTTCCAGCACCAGCACCCGCGCCCGCTGCCACTGCTGCGACCGACCGGCTGGCGCAGCTGGAGCGCGAGCTGAGCGAGACGAAAAGCAAGCTGACGGCGCGCGAGCAGGCCGAGGCCGAGGCGACGCGCAAGCACGCCGAGGAGCAGGGTAACTTCAAAAAGCTGTACGAGGATTCCCAGGCCGCACTGACCACCGCTGAGACGGCGCGGGCGGCCGAGCGCGCAACCGCCGCCGCGCAGGCCGCGCAGCTGGCGGCGGCCACGGCGGCGGGCCTCGATCCATCGCTCGCCGGTCGCCTGGTCGGCGCGACGCCCGAGGCGCTGCTGGCGGACGCGAAGGTGCTGGCCGCGCGGCTGCTGCCGAACGCGCCCGGCACCGGGGCGACCAATCCGAGCGCCAGTCGCGGCGCGGCCACGGTCGCCGATCTGATCAATGCGGACTGGGCCAAGCGCAAAAAGGGTGGCTTCCGCTCCTAATCCGCGCAGCGGCGTGCGTGCCGTTTCGCTTCTGGCATAGCGTAAGGAGACTTTTTCATGGCAAACAATCTGGCCGCCTTTAACGCGGAAGTCTGGTCGAAGTCGCTGATCATGAATCTCGACAAGATCAACGTGATGACCAATCTGGTCAACGACGACTACGAGGGTGAGATCACCGGCAAGGGCAGCACGGTCAAGGTCAGGACGCTGGGCAACATCTCGATGGGCGACTATGGTGGCGCGATCACCTACCAGGATCTCGCGCCGAGCCTGGAGTCGATGGTGATCGGCGACGCGAAGTACTTCGCCTTCCAGGTCAGTGACATCGAGGAGGCGCAGAACGACATCGACGCGCTGAACGCCTACACCGGCCGCGCCGCCATCGCGATGAACGATACGGTCGAGGCCAAGCTGCTGGGCAACTACGCGGCGATCGCGGCCGCCAACAAGATCACCGGCGCATCCAGCGCGGCGATCGCGCTCGACAAGGACAATATCTATCAGTACTTTGTGCAGGCCCGCACGGTGCTCTCCAAGGCGAATGTCCCGAACACCGGCCGCTGGTCGGTGATCGACCCGGATACCACGGCGCTGCTGCTGCGCGCGCCCGAGTTTGTGCGCGCGACGGATCTGGGCGACCAGGTGATCGTCTCGGGACGGGTGGGCACCGACAGCCGGCCGGGCTTCGTCGGCCGCGTGGCCGGCTTCGACGTGTATGAGTCGAACAACACGCCGGTCGTGAGTGGCGCGAAGTACCTCCAGTTCGGCGACCGCTACTTCATCAGCTACGCCGCGCAGATCAGCGACGTGGAGGCCATCCGCCTGCAGAACGCGTTTGCGACCGCCGTGCGCGGGCTGCTGCTGCACGATTGCAAGGTGTTTGCCGAGGGCGCGAAGCGCGGCGCGTCCATCAAGGCCGTGGCGTAGGATGATGGGGGTTGGGGGATAGGGGTTGGGGGTTGGGGGCCGCGCAAGGTCTTCCGATCCCTATCCCCCATCCCCCAACCCCCAAGGGATTGCTATGACCCCACGACCCACCATGACAACCTTGATCACGCGACTGGGCAAGCTGCTGCCGGCCGGCACGTCGTTCGACGACGACGATCTGCAAGGCATGCTCGACGATCACGCCTTCAGCTTCGATGCGCAGCTGGTGCCGCGCATGCCGTTCTACAAGCAGCACGAGGCACCGTATGAAAATATCGAGGCCGGATGTGGCGTGTATGTCGGCTACAACCAGGTGCTCGTCGAGGGCACCGACTACACGATCGACCTGGCGCGCGGGATCGTCAGCACGCCCGCTGCCGACCGGCGCGGCCTGATGATCCAGGGCAGCGCCTACGACCTCAATGCGGCCGCAGCGGACGGCTGGGCGAAGATCGCCGGCGGCTACGTGGGCGAGTTCGACATTGGCTCGCCGGACGGCAGTTTGAAGCTCAGCCAGCAATATGATCACGCAATCACGCAAGAAACGAAGTACCGTGCGAAGGCCTGGGCCACGCAATCGAACGTCGAGCGCAGCGACATGACCGGGAATCGCGATACGACCGCAGATCGGCTGCGCGACGGCTTTCGGAGAACCGAGCGATGAGCATCGACAAGGGGATTGCACGCGGACAGCAGGCGATGCGCATGCTCCTGCGCGACGCGGCCCTGATCACACACACGCCGCTCGTGAGCGATGGGCGCGGCGGCTACGTGCCCGGCACGCCCACCGCCACCGCAACGGTAGCGAATGTGCGGCGCACGCTCGGCGCGAGCGAGCAGGTGATCGCTGATCGGCTGGCGGTGGTGTCACCGGCGGTGATCCAGGTGCCGGTTGATACGGTGCTGGTCGCAAGCGACACCATCACGGTCAACGCGACGCACACCTTCCAGGTGGTGAGTCCGCTGGAGAACACGATCCAGCTGACCTTGAAGCTGCTGTGCAAGGAACTGTGACATGGCCTACGAATCGCGCGTGATCATCGTCGAAGACCACAGCGCCACAATCATCGCCGACCTGGCGCGCGCGGCGGCCGAGCTGCGCCACGAAACCGCCTGGCGGATTCTGACCAGCGCGCAATCGAACGCGCCCAAGCAGACTGAGAGCTTAGCCGTCTCGGTCTATGTCACGGATAGCTATGGCAGCGGCTACGCGGCAGCGGCGGCGGCGGCAGCGGCCAAGAATCCCGGCGTGGCGCTGGTGTCGGAGGTGCCGGCCGAAAGAGAGACGACGATCATCGCCTGGGCGGTCGCGCATGCCGAGCTGAACGAGTTCTACACCGGCGCGACGAATCCCGGCGCGCACCCGTATTTCACGCCGGCGATTGAGGCCGAGCGACCAGGCTGGGATGCCGCCGTGGCACGGCTGGATGCGGGGCTGACGTGACCGCTAGTGCCACCGAGACCGGCATCATCGCGATCTGGCTGTCGAGCATCTTGACCGCCGATAGCGGCGTGGGCGGCGTGGCGACGCTGGCGACCGGTGGTATTTTCGAAGAGATCGACCCGAATGGCGGCGGCTATCCGAAGGTGATCTTTCGCTTTCAGGGTGGCAGCGACTACGCAGCGCTGGGCGCGGCGCGGCGAGTGTATGTCAACGCGGTCTACGCGGTGTACGGCGTGTGGCAGCTGCCCAGCTACGGTGGCGCGCTCGATGCGATTGCCGCCCGGATCGACACCGTGCTGAATGGCCAGGCTGCGTCCGTTGCCGGAGGTCAGGTGCTGGCGTGCGTGCGGATCGCGCCGCTCCAGCTCGCCAGCGTGCGCGACGGTGTGGCGACCCGTATGCTTGGCGGAACGTTCCGCATCTACAGCCAGAAAGCATAGGAGACCAGCGTTATGCCCAATGATCAGATGACCGTCTTTCGTCGACCGATCCTCGGCCTGGAGGCCACTGCCGGCGTGCAGGTCACGCCATCGAAAGTCCTCGGCAGCATGGAGATCACCGCCGCGTTCAATCCCATGGTGGCCACCGCTGGGCCGATGGGCAATCTGCTGAACACGATTGCGGCCACCAACTATGAGGACACCAAGGTCAATCTCAAGAGCACGCCGCAGTGCGTGTACGATGAGATGCCGTATCTGCAATGCAGCCTGATCAACAATGTCACGCCGACAATCCCCGGCGGCGCGACGCTCGCACGCCTCTGGACGACGGTGCTGAACGACACCAGCGCCAATCTGGCCGCGTCGTTCACCTACGAGGTCGGCGACACGGTACGCGCGGCGCGGGGTGGCTACCTGGTGCTGACCGACGGCACCTGGTCGGTCGATTTCGACAAGGGGCTGATCTTCAGCGGCGCGGGCTTCGGCCAGAAGATGCTCGACGATAAGCAGCGCTACCTGCGCACCACTGGCGTGCCGGCGGGCGGCACGATCACGATCCTGGCGACGCTGGCCAGCGCGATCACCGGCGCGATTGCCAACAGCGCCACCGGCGCGACCGTGCAGACCGCCCTGCGCGCGCTGCCGACGATTGGCGCGGCGGGCTGTACCGTCAGCGGTTCTGCCGGCGGGCCGTGGGTGGTGACGTTTGCCGGCGAATTGGCGACGAAGAACGTTCCGCTGATCACCCTGGAAGCGAACAACCTCACCGGTGGCGCAACGCCCAACCTCACGATTGTCGAGACCACGCCCGGTGTGGATGGCACCAGCGCTGAAGTGCAGACGCTGACACTGACCGGCGTGCCGACCGGCGGATCGGTCATCCTGGGCTTCAAAACCAATTCGACCACGACGCCGGCAGTGGTCTTCAATGCCGCCGCCAGCGCCGTACAGACCGCGCTGCTGGCCATGCCGCTGTTCGCCACGGGCGATGTGGTGGCCAGTGGTGGGCCGCTGCCGGCGGTGATTCCGCTGGCGTTCGGCGGGCAATACGCGAATGCCGAGCTGCCCGTGCTGAGCATCACCAATGCGTTGACCGGTGGCACTGCGCCCACCGCGACGCTTGACCGGCTCGCGCCGGGGGCCACCACCGCGCCGCTGGTGCCGATCCTGGGCGCGCAGTTCGATTACTTCCTCGCCACAACGATGGTCGGCCTGCTCACCCAAACGGTCAAGCAGCAGCGGCTGTTCAATTTCCAGATCAAGATCGACAAGCGCTACGGGCCGATTAAGCCGCTCAACACGAGCAACAACGGCACCTACGCCGGGGTGGCCGAGCTGAATCCGGGCCTGACCGTGAGCTTCAGCGTGGGCGCGGATGCCGAGGGCATGGCCTGGCTGAGCGCGCTACGGGCCAACACCATGCTGTTCGTGCGCCAGCTCGCGACCGGGCCGCTGATCGAGGCGGGCTTCCCGTATTTCTTCAAGGCGGATCTGGCGATCTTGCTCACCAAGGTCAACCCGATCAAGGACGGCGCGGGCCTGGCGCAGATCGACTTTGAGGGCGTGATTGGGCACGACAACACGTCGGGAACGGGCATCACGCTGGCGACGCAGTGCCTACTGCAAGCGTTATAGGAGCGCTATGAAACTCTCGAAACTCACCGCGTCGCGCCCGACTCAGGCCACGCTGGAGGTGCTTGGCGAGCCGATGGTTGCCACCTATGATCGCAGTCAGATCACCAGCGCGTTCTTCGAAGCACGCACGGGCACGCCGGTGCGCGAGACGCTGGCCGAGCTGCTGCTGAGCTGGGATGTGACGGGCGATGATGGCAAGCCCTACCAGCC